GGACCGCGCTGTGTGATATTTATTTTCATAGTTGTAAGCTTTATAGATTAGTATTATGCCGATGCAAGGGCAACGAGCGGATGTGCAACAAGCGCCGCTTGGATGTCAGCATCGGCCATCACTCGTGCATAGCAATCAGGATGCAGTGTAAATGTAATTGCTGTGGTGGCCGCTTCGTTCTGAATCCAGTAAAGGATAGCTGCCGTCTCGAATAAGGTACAACTCGAAACATTGACGCTTCGCTTCAAACCCTTAAAAAGTACGGAAGTGGCCTTTATCGCATCAAACAGGATTGTCACAGCTCCGGTGCTCGTACCGCCATCAACGATCGTATCGAGACACTTTACGAAATTCGGAGCCTGCCGGCCGAACTGGTCGATACCCGAGGCGGTGATCTCGCCGGCGAGAGGAGCGAGCACAGCAACTTCGATCAAGCTGGATGCAAAAGCAAATGCGAGATCTACAGATTGCCGGAATCCTCCGCGCTGCGTACGTGTGGGAATATTCGTTCGTGCCTGTGAGTACCCCATCAACACCCTCGACAGGATCATGACGTTTGCCGAGTTCGCATCGATGAATATAAGGTCCATCTGGTCCTCGGTGATATCGGTCAATCCATTCAGCGACCAGTAGCCGGTGGCCGTGCTGAATGCCGCACGGCGCAAGACGTCGTTTGTCCGCGTCTGGTCGATGTACTTCTGCTGGCCGACACGCATTCTGTATTGTGTTGTAGCAGCCGAGACAGCACCGTTTGCCAAAGTCAGTACTACGGCATACCGCTTGTTGTTGTGCTTGGATGTGAACTGTAGCTCGATGTTGTTCCCGATGGCGGCGGCTTCAAGCTCGGCCTCTTCGACGAACGTGCCACCCGAAGCTGCGGTTACAGTCAGCGACCAACGGAAGCGCCCAGGATTGGCGATAAAGAGGGCGTAAGCAGCCTGCACATCGGCCAGCGCAGACGTGAGGACCAGTGGCCAGTTTTGGGCCTGTGTTCCCATCGTAGCCGTCAACTGGAGATAACCGACCGTAGAGATATTTGTGCGGCCTTTCGACCGGGCATCTGGTGTGAGGCCCTGATCTGTGTCAGTTCGCACAACGGGCATCGCCTCGATTGCTCCGGCTGCGGCGTTAGCACGCTCTGCTGCCGCATCGGCGTTCGCACTTGAAGCTGTCGCTGTCTCGGCGGCATCGTCCGCTTTTGTGGCTGACGTTTCTGCAGTCCCAGCAGCGGTGTTTGCGCGATCTGTAGCAGTACTTGCTGCGTCGACGGCATCCTCGACTCGTTGAGCTGCTGTATTTGCTGTAGCTGCCGCGTTATTAGCGTTTTCCGCCCCTGCATTGGCTGCATCCGTGGCTTCGATACAGGGCGTGACGAATTCAGCGAATTTCTCGTCATAACGTGACACGAGATTCGCATATCCTACGTCGATACCCGTATCGATATACGCATTCTGCTCGTCGTTATATACGAGCCATGTGTTTTTATCGCTGATCTTGGGAGAAGCACCCGTATAGGCTACGTTTGCCGGGAAGTCTACGACAGTCAGCGAGAACGACATTGTGAGTTCTTTATAACCGAGTGGAGCATCTTCGGTGACCTCGGCGAAAATGAGTACAGCCGTTGAGTACATTGTGTTGTCTCCCAGCTTCACGTTGAAGATAATACCGTATTGACCGGTATTGGTCAGCTCGCGTGTGGGAAGGAGTTTGACATAAATCGCATTTGTCACTTCGTTGTAGGAGAGATCCTCGCAGGGCATTGTTGCGCCGCTAGGAAGCACAAGGTGAGCCGCAATATATCGGGCCTTGCGGAGAATAGCCACTGCACCCGAAGGCGTTAGAAGTGTGGCCCGGATTCCGCATCCGTAACCAAGTCTTATCTTATACATATTATTCACCTATAATTTTGTATTTCACTCTGTTTGCTTTGATCTTCCCGCCTTGCGTATAGTCGGCGAAAATTTCGGGCTTGGCCTGTATATATGCAAGGCACTCCTTGATATATCCGTCGGCGGTCGCAAAAGCGTCGTTGTACGCAACTTGTCGTTGCTTGTACTCGGTCATTGCCGAATAGTCGTCGCGTTTCTCGACAAAGCCGAAGCGCGTGAGGTGACTTGTGCCTGTCTTGACACACCGGGCCCAGACATAGTATGCCAGCGCCCGCTTGAGGCCTGCGAAGACACGCGGTTTGCCGCATTGGTCTTTATAGTGCCCACCGTTGAGTAGGACGCTGTATTCGACGTGAGTAAGCAAGCGCAGAAAAAGCTCGTCGCCGAGCTTGGGCTTGATGTCGAGAAGTTCAGCCTCTTCGATAGCCCGCTCGATCACGGCATCGTCGGCATCACATGGGCGGGCCAGCTCGCCGACTTCGTGGGGTTTAAGCAGATGTCGCATCATTCTTTACAGCTTTGATTAACGGCTCAATAACTACATCTTTGGGAGATGTATAAGGCAAGCCCGCAGTGGGGTCCCAACGCTCAAAAATTATCTGATAAGCCCTGGAAAGCATGCGCTGCTGCTTCGTCATTTGTTCGCAATACTCCAGTTTCACATCTTTGGCAATCTCTCCGGAAAAACCGAGCGATCCGGAGCGTAAGCGGCCAAACATTTCCTGGTTGAAAGCGGCATATATATTCCCGACAACTGTCTTTGTCGTTTCGGTATATTCTTTATCGAAATTTGCAGTTCGTAGCGGGACATATTCCGGTTTATCTTCGTCTGTCTCAATCTCAACGTGAATAAGTTTGAGCGCATTCGTATCGCCTTGCAGAGCCTCAAGAGAAGACGTGAAGCCCATATCCTCTTTGTCGTCGGTTGATTGTCCCCGCTTGGTAATAACCATACCTGCCGTTTGGAAGTTATTACGGACATTTCGGTTATTGATATTCGAAACTCCCTCGTCTGTCGACATGTCGGTCAGAACAGAATCACACTTCGGTATCGGATAGGCCAAACCTGCCGACGAGATGTATAAAATTTGTCCCTTGTAGAACTCGATACCTCCCGCAGCCATGATCTGCGCTTGCACTACTTCCGGATCAGGGTTGAAAACGGGAATGACATCAATAGTATCGAGGCTGACCTTCACGGCCTTGCCACCACGTGTCTTTTTCCCTCTCCAATCCGGATGCACCACAATGTGGCTGATCACTCCTTCTTCATCTTCTTCTTCAAGACGACAATTTTCAAACGGTACATGCGACATCGATACGATATCTCCCAAAATATTGTAATTCATATGCAGGGCAGCACCATCATTATAGGCAAGATCATCAGAATTGCGGGAATGAACATCGTCGACGGTTGTTCCGAAAGCATCACACTTGAAGTTTGACAGATCTGACGATGCAAGGCCATTGCCTTCGATGTAGGTTGCGCGACGCTCTACACACGTTCTCCCCGTTGGTGATGCTCGGATTATATCACGGACCTGCTGCGGATATAGATTCGTGTCGCCGTAGGTTTTTATCCCTAACGACGACAAGAATCTAATATCGATCCGCTGTTCAGGCTTCTTTGTGTGCTTGACGTTCATACACTACCCAACTATTTCTGCTCTTCGCTCTCGATCGCTTTGATGTAAATGCCGACGAGCTTCTGCGTCAGTTTCACGCCCTCGATAATCTTGCCGGCAAGGGATGTTTTGATCGCGGCCTTGCTCTTGCCGGCAGCCAGCTGCTCTGCGACAACCGCCTTGATCTTCTCGTTGATCTCGACAGCCTTTTCGTCCGAAGCGTCTTCGGCCGGATCTTCGTCTTTTTCATCCTGGGACTCCGTTTCAGAAGACTGCTCTTCGCCCTTATCACCGGATGCAGCCCGCGCGGTAGCTTTGAGCTGCTCGTTCTCGGTTGTCAGGTCTTCGACCTGCTTCTTCAGGTCCTCGTTCTCGGTTGTCAGAGCGTCAATATCCGTCTTGAGCTGCTCGTTTTCGGCTTTCGCCGTCTGAAGCTCTTCGGACTGCTTGCCGGTATCTTTACCAGATGCCGATGTTTTGCTCTTTTCGCTGCCTGGGGTGATCTCGAAGCGTGAAACCGCCTTCGGGTACTTTTTCAGGAACGCAGCAGCAATCTCATCAGTGAGGTTGCTGTTATCGTATACTATGCTCGATCCTTCCATCTGAAGGATTACACCCGGCTTAAGCCGGTATTGTGATTTTTCTGCCATTTTTCCGTGTTTTTTTAAGTAATAAAGTAATTCCTGCACAGCATCATGATATTTGTTTTTGCACGGACCAGGACGCACATATCGCCCCTTTATCTCGAAATGCAGAGAATCGATCTGCGACTTTTCGGCGTCTGCGTAGGGAGTTTTATAGTCCCTACGCAGTTCCGATAACTGTATTTGTGCTTCTTCAAAAGTCATGTGCCTGTTAGTTTACGCCTCAGCCCCTGCTACGAGAGTTTCAATGAGTGTCTTGGTTGCCTTGTATGAGCCGGCATTGAGGAACAGCCCCGAAACGGGTGCTTTCGTCTCCTGAATAGTAACAACCCAGGCGCCTAAAGCATCATCGTCATAAAAGGGGCGCGATCCCTCAGACAATTTTAGGCCATTGTGCAACCCGTGAAGCTCGAAAGCTGATCCGCCCGGATTTGTTGTATCGCGCAGGCGTTTATGCTTGTTCTCGGTGATCTGAACAAGCTCAGCTCCATCCATAAGCGGGTCGATAATATCGCGCGACACTTCCGGACCAATGTCGGGTACAAAAATCCGAATCTGAGTAGTAACTGATCCGCCCTGCGTGCCGACTTCGATAGTCTTATTCGAGGTGTCGTAAGGTTTTGCACCTGTTTGCTTTACTCTGTATGCGCGTTTTCCAGAGAGAAGAGGAAGGTTGCTGGATTCGTTCCTTGATTTGTACTCAAGGGCGTCCCAGTCTATGTGTTCTCGATTGACAATCCATGACACAGGCTCAAGCCCTTCGGTCATGGGGTCGTCACAGTTCTTCGCAATGTCTGATTTGATCAGACCATCGCAGCTAACATCTATAACATCTGCCATAATAATGTAGTTTTGCTGTTCGTGATAGGCTCTGTTAGTATGCCGCCTGAACGAGATCGTCCTGTGCGATCATTGTTCCGATCGTGTCCTTCGAGAGGATGTAGTTTTCCTGCGCTTTTTTGTCGAAGAAAACATCCAGCTCGGCGATTTCGTTTTCCGACTCGGTACCGACAAGCAGGTTGTCGACGATCGTATAAACGGCGCGATGCGGCTTGTTGAATGTCGTGCCCTTGTCTTCGCAGGAGCGGATGATTTCGTCCCAGAGGGGCAGCGTAATGACAGTTTTTCCGCTGTACTTTGTCATTTCGATGCCGTTAAACCACGATTCCCACTGCAGCTCCGACCCCTTGTTGTTGTTGCGAATGTCGAGCTTAAGCGCTTCCGCCAAAGAGTTAGTGATGAAGATCACCTGATTTTCGGACTCCTTCAGCACAGGTGCCGCGTCGATGATCAGAGAGTCGAGGATGCCCGTAGCAACTCCTGGCTGATATAGCGCAGACTTCTGCAAGGCCTTTGTCGCTTCTGCGTTGGCAGCAATAGGCGTATGGCGATCCGGGTCGGCGGTGCCGATAGCAAAGATGCGTTTCCACAGACCGTCAGTCACGGTGAACAACTGCGGGTCTTTACCGTCGGTAATGTCACCACCTTCCGACACGTTTGTCGCTGTCTTATTTCCGAACCATGCGAAACGGAACAGCATTTTCAACACAGCCAGTTGCAGGCGCGGCTCCAGAACGTAGTCCATGTATTCCGTTCCTGTCAGGTCTGCGACCTGTGTCTTCGTTCGCATCGCAGTCTGCGCAAGGGTCCCCTTGAGATCCTCGTAGCAGATAGAAAGCGGAATCTCCCATTCGGCGATGTCCCATGTCTTTTCGGACGTTGCCAGAATCGCCTTGATATATTCGGGATTACAGCCGGTTGAAGGGCGGCCGAGCATTTCGAACTCACCGACGAAGCCGGCCTTTTTGCCGTTCAACTGGCCCGGGAGAATATTCAGTATTTTACCGAGGCGGTCGGCGCCGAGAACCGAGAGGAAGATAAGCTCCCGGAGATCTGTTAACGCACCATTGCTGGGCGTAAGTTTTGAAAAATCTAATCCTGTTGTTGCCATAGAATTTTATTGTTATTTGTTACTACTCGTTTCCTGCGGCCTTCCTGCGAGCCTCTTCCAGTTTCTTGCTCACGAGCGACTGCTTCTGGGGATCGACCTTGTCTTTCTTGACCGGTGCAACCCGTCCCTGCGGTTTGTAGTTAGACTTGGCCCTGGTAAGCCAGGCTTCACCTCCGGCGATAGCTACGAGATTGAGGATGCGCTTCTCGTCGACAGTCTTGGCGTTTTTGCGCAGGGATGCGCACTCGGCTTCGAGTTCCACGATCCGCGCCTGGGCAGAAGCAAGCTCTTCGTCTTCGTTCCCGTCACCGTCGCCATCGCCGTCACCATCACCTTCGGGATCAAGGATCTCGGTAATAATACCGTCAGTGATGATGATGGTCTTGCCATCAGGCATCAGATGTTCACCGTCGGGCGATGCGGAGTCCCCAACCATCGGGTCTTCACCGTCGGGCTTGTCGATCGTGATCGTGTCACCCGCCGCGGTGTTCAGTTCATAGTTCACGGCGCGGGGAAAATCGACGCCAAGAGCTACGGCAATGGCTGCTAACAGCCCTTTGTTGTTCTTTTTCTTTGTCATAGAATTTGAATTTTGGTTTTTTTGATTGCGTTCTTTCCAAGCCGCCGCTTTGTTTCCTTTGGCCGTGCTTGCACTGCGCGGCTCGATGATTTCGTGAATGAATCCGAGTTCCTTTGCCCGCTGCATCCCGACGAACTCTTCCTGCTTCATCAGTGCTTCCAGGACAGCGCGATCAGCGCCGGTCCGCTCCACGTAAAAGTCGAGGATGCGAGTCGTTTCGTCGCGCAGCGACCCAGCTAATTTTTCAAGGTCTTCGGCGCGATAGGAGTCAGCTAAAGTGTATTCGGGATAGTAAGGATCGTGAATGAGCATCGTGGCATGCTTCGCACCCTTGCGCTCGGAAGCGGCCAGCAGAATGACTGTCGCCATAGATGCGCACTGTCCCTCGATCGTGGCCGTTATCTTCTTGCCGGTTGCCCGCAGCTTGTCAACGATGGCCCAGCCCTCGGAAACGTCGCCACCCTGACAATGCAGACGGATGTCGATCACCTCATCCTCTGCCGGGATCGAGGCTATAAATCCGTCAACGTCTTTGAAGCATACGCCGTCGATGCCATAAAACCAGTAAAGGTCCAAGCGCTGTTCTTCGGCGATAATGGGATTGTAAATTTTGAGTAATGCCATAGACTTGATTTTGCGCAAATATAAAGAAAGTGGTCTACGCAGTAGACCACTTTGGACAAAAATCGAGTGACATGATATGTCAGTAAACAGATAGTTTACGCTTGAATTTTTTGAATTTTTTTACGATGCGCCATACCTGGCGCTCACTGACAACGTATTTATCACAAAGGGAAGCGACAATGTAGATCGTCTTATGTCCATCGCTCTGCATCGCACAGAAGTCCTGATATAGCGGTAGATTCTTCACATCCTCAACAGTCACGTCGGCATGAGCCAGTGCTGTCAAAAGTTCGGCATTCGCCGCGATAGCTTCATAAACTGTCATAGCTTATACATCACCCAAAGATTCGACAGCTCGCAACCTGCTTTCTACATCGCGAATTTCATCCACCCCGACCCGAAGATTCAGAGTCGAAACGCCTTTTGCTACGGCTCGCGCAAGCATATCTTCGCCGGCGATCTGGTTGCTCGTTTGCGAGGCCACGATCGGCACACCACCGCCCAACTGATTCAATGCCGAATAGATTGGAGTGAACATCGAAGTTGCCAGGGCATTATTGACCGACTCTCCATCCGATAGCCGAGCCGGTATACTATCGGATGTTCCCGTGCCCGGTCCCTCGACGTACCCGCCTTGAGCAAATTTAGCACTCTTTACCGTCTTTATGGCTGAAGTGATACCTGCCATAATGGTGCCGATCGTCGTTGCAATAGCGGCGATGTTAGCAGGGAAAGGAACGCTTTGCGCCTGGGCGATACCTTTCGCAATGGCTACACCGGTCGAGATCGAGATCTCGGCCAAGGCGAGCACCTTGCTGGCGATAGCCAACGCTTTGTTATTCTCTCCGGCTTCTTCGAGAAGATCGGAGATCGAGCCGCTGATCACAGCTATCGCTTGCGCTTTCGCCGTTTCGACCTCTAATTCATAATCGGCAAGACGTTTCTTGGCGTCGACGTATTCCTGTTGCGCGGCGAGCTGCCGGGCCTTGAACGCCGCATCCGATTCACCCTCCATCTGCTGAAGAGCATCCAGCTCGGCACGGCGCCACTCGACCTCAAGCAGCAACGTATTCTGATGCTGCAGCGCGGCTTCGTTGATGCGGTTCTCAAACGAAAGCCGCACGGCCTCTTCCTGCTTCCGGATCACATTGTTGTTGTACTCGTCCGTGAGAGCCGTCAGTTGGGCATTGTACTTCTGCTGAATCAGAAGTTTTTGCCGCTCGGTCAGCTCCTTGTTGGCCAGCTCAAGCTCCATCTGCTTTTGCAGCGCCTCGACTTTCAAACTGTATTCTGCATCGCTTCCACGCTTCACCGCGGCGAGCTGCAGCGAGATTTCTTCCTGGCGTTTCTTTACGCGGTCTTCGAAAGATTTTGTGTCGAGCTTCACAAGGTTTGCCTGGTGCTGCTTCTCTGCGATCTCGATCTGCTTTTGAATTGCGGCACGGGCTTTCGTGGTAAGACCTTTCTCCGTGTTGAGCCTGGTCTGCAGGTCTTGTATTCGACGCTTGTAGTTGATATCTTCCTGTTTTCGCTCCTTGTCAATACCGTCCTTGAGAAGTGCCACCTGCGCATCAGTAGCGGCACGGATCGCCGAAAGCTCCGTGTTGAGCTGCTGCTTGCGCTTCTCTGCTGCAGCTTTGCGGGCATCTTCGATCTTCTGCTCCCGATCACCGTTGAGCTGAACGAGCAGTCTGTTGTACTCGGTAGCCGTAACAATGCCTTCCTGCTTTAAGATTTGCAGGGTTTTGATCTGCTCCACGAAAGCATCGTTGGCCGCCTCGGTCGCATATTTCACCGCGCCCATCTTTTTCAAGAGCTGCGCGTTGTCATACGAAGAGCCGATCGATCGCAGATTGTTCGCTTCCTTCTGCAAGACTGTCTGATAGTCTTCACTCGCTTTCTTCTTGGCTTCCTGGGCCGCCTTGTATTCGTCCGAATTCTTTTTATAGAGCCGCTGCGCGAGTTCGAAGTGCTGCGCCCTCTTGTTGGCCAGGTCACGCATCAGCACAAGCTGCGTGTTCGTCACCTCTTCATCGGTCTTGCCGACGGCCTTCATCTTTTCGATATGGGCATCGTACTTCTTGCCGAGTTCGTCGAGCTGCTCGCCCTGCTTCTTGAAAGCTACTCGTTGCCGCTCGGAACTGCTGCTCATCAAGCCGAACAGTTTGACGACGCCATAACCGATTGCGACGAGAGCCGCAAGACCCGCTATTATAACGACTAAAGGCGATGCAATAAGTGCTGCAGTAAACTTCCAAAATGCAGCTGTAATCCCATTGGTTGCGANGCTGCCGTAGCCGCTGTTTCAGCTTTTGCCCGGGCCCACGTAGCCACGGCCGAAGCCTTCTGCACGATGATCGATTGCCCCTGGAGCATATTCACTACCGACTGGACCGCAATCAAACCGCCGAGGATCTGCGCAAGCAGAGCAAAGGTCTTATTCAGGTCCTCGTTCTCAACTCCCATCTGTCCGGCGATAATCGAGTACTGCGCCCACAGTTGCATGAGGCTCTGCGTGCTCTTGATCACAGCATCGAGATTGGCTGTGTCAGAAGCTCCGGCTGTGATCGTGGCTTGTGTGTCGGCGATCGCATCCTTCATGTTCGCGGCTACACCCAAGAGATCCCGGAATTCATCAGTGTTCTCCTTGCCCTCGTATTTCATCTGCGCGAGCTGCTTGGTGATCTCGCTGAGCTGTGTTTCAAGCGGCTTCATATCTGGGTAGTTGCCAAGATTCCGGAAGAAGCGTTGCGTGCCCTGCTCTGATTCATTCAGCGCGTCCGTGATGTCGTTTATCTGCTTCTCAAGGGCTTTGCCCGCTTCGCTCTTTTGCATCGCTATGCTCATCGAGTCGTATTGCTTCGTGAGATTCGACAGCTCGGCACGCAGACGGCGATTCGATCCTTCCTGCTCGCGTGAAGCCTTGATGTTGTTCTGTATCTCCTTTTCGAGTTCGCGGACCTCGCGCTTGTAGGTAGTCTGCTCGGCCCGGAGCTTTGCAAGTTCCTCGCGGTCTTCGGACGTGGCTTCGCCCTTCTGCTTGATCGCTTCGCGCAAGGCTTTCTCGCGGGCGACTGATTCTTCGAGCAGCGCGTTGTATTGCGCCACTCCTTTTATCGCGGCATCGTTGTCGAC